TTTCAAGCAGAAGACGGCATACGAGATTCCTCTACGTCTCGTGGGCTCGGAGATGTGTATAAGAGACAGATGTGCGATTGTGCACAGATACACCATTAGACGTGCATGTATGCACAATAGGTAGTGCAAAGCTGCAAAGCGTATATTGCAAACCTGCAAAGTATTATATTTGTGATCACATTTCTTTTGCTAATCTTTATTTGTGATCACAAAACATATGCAAACATTCATGTATTCATATCCTGGAATACGTAATTTGCTAAGCTATTGATTTCATTACATATCGGTTTTTCTACCTATACATATTCATAACCTGGAATGTTAGCACTATCATCACGAATTGTTACAGAACTGAAACATTTAGTAACATTATGCTGTTACCCATCTTGACAATTGCAGATCGAACTGCCCTTTACTTCGTAAGGCCGACCAATAGCGGCAAGGCCATAATTATGTTTAACAGAAAGCGAGTAAGAAAATGACAACATATAAAGTAAATCTACAGAAACAGCTAAACGGTACAGCGTTTGTGATTGTATCGACAGTATTAGAAACAACAGACAAGAAAGCTTGGTGGGATAAGATAAACCAATATAGAAAGAAACATTTTATTGATATCCTAGAAACAACAGCAACAGTAAATGTATAAGGGTTTATTTATTGGTGGCACCTTTATGGTGTCACTAGATAAGCAAACCAAAAACCAGAAAGGTTAAATACAATGGACAGACTAGTGAAGCAAATGAACGAAGAAGTACGCAAGATGCAGATCAAGAATGTAATACGTACTTATTTCATTATTAATAATGCTAATTCATTTGATGTTAGTACTTATGGACTAACCAATGAACTAACACGTGAAAAGGTAACATTCAGCGCAGATGCAGCGTGTGAAGCTTTATTGCGTGGCCTTATGACTGATGAAGAGTATTACCATTTCATGGATTGCAATGAATTTGATGGTGATCATTGGTTCGAACTAGTGAGAGATTACTTTGATCTAGTCATTGTCGAGAAAGCAAAAGAAGAAGCAAAGAAAGAAGGTATGATTAGAATAGAAAGAACAGTCATATCAAAAGAAAGCGTATGGGATGACATTGTATACGTATATGGTGACATGTATGAATTAGACGATAATGGTGTAATAAACCCTAATTCACTATTGCCACGTGTCATAAGAGTAACCAACGGTAAAATTGATCTAGTAGATGGGGTATAAGACAATGGAAAAGTTAACACTAAAGAAAGCAATTGCAGAAAGCGGGAAAGTATCTTTAGGCAATACAAAAATGCCTAGCACCACGTTTGCCATATCAGCCAAAGCTTGCAAAGTAGGCGCAAAACTTGTCAACGTTAAGGGTTCTACTTGTTCACGTTGCTATGCGCTAAAGCTTCAGAAGCTTAGACCTAGTGTAGATCAAGGCTGGACTAATAATCTGTTAAAGGCTGTTAATCTTATTAATGACAATCCGAAGCTTTGGGCAAAGCAAATGTCATTCCAGATTAAACGGGGTTGCGCTAAGCTTGGCATTTATGAACACCGTTGGTTTGATAGCGGTGATCTGCAAAGCATAGAAATGCTTCACGCTATTGTAATGACAGCAAAAGAAACACCAGAAATACGCCATTGGTTGCCGACACGTGAAGCAAAGATAGTGAAAGAATACCGCAAGCAATATGGACAAGAACCAAGCAATTTAACAATACGTGTTAGTGCAACAATGATAGGCGACAAACCAATTGCTGGACACGTTAACACGTCAACAGTTCATAGACACGGTGAAACAGTACACGGTAAAGAGTGTTTAGCGTATCGCACCAACAAAGATAACACGGTGATTGATCACGATACTTTTGCATCAATGTCTAAAGATCAAAAGAAAGAACAAGATTTCGGACATTGCGGTGATTGTCGTGCTTGTTGGTCAAAAGACGTGCCAAACATTTCATACCCATTGCACTAAAGAGAGGAAACAAAATGCAAACCTATTACGTATACAAAGGCTTTGATCGTGAAGACAAACCCGCTCTTGCAATCATTACACCAAACGTAGGCAAAGAACGTATGATCAGCGAAGTAAAAAGACTGCATGAACTACATGGACATATTACAATCCGCAATTGTTTGGGCGGTTTAGTATCAGAAATGCGGGACGGTAAGATTATCCCGTTTGGTAAATAAGAGAGGAAAAGACAATGAACAAACATTTAGACCTATGGATGATCCAACCTTATGATTGGCATGAACCTATGCTTGCTGAAACAGAACAAGAAGCAAAGCGATACGCCAAGCAATGGATCATAAAAGAATATGAACTGTCTGAAGATATTCATATTAGTGAAAGATACTATAACCATAAACAGAAATATGTTTTCTACGTTGACGGTGTAGAGAACGAACATAATCTAATATCAGTACAGCCCATATCGTGGGCGCAATAATAGAGGTGAGACAATGAAACAAGTTTGGACAATCAATGAAGCAGGACAGCGTCCAGTTCTCTTTTATACATCACGCAAGAAAGCGTTACGCATGGCAAAGACGCTGCTAGAAAGCGATGGTTTTACTGTAGAGATAAAGCTTAACGGTAAAGGTGTAGCGTTTGCTGATGGTTACAAAGGTAACGAAGTAAAATGTTATTACATATACGCAAACAGGGTATCGTAGGAGGCACGACACAATGGATAGACAATTGCTAAAGCTTACAAGTAACAATAGAGAGAACCCCAATCAAAACGTTTGTGCTATGGCTGTCGCTAATGCGCTAGGCGTTAAAGATGAAACACGTTACTTGCATACGTGGGGCGATCTACAGAAAGCGATACGCAAGCTTTGGTCATTTCGTAGTGTGAAAAGTAAACTGCGTGTCATACGTGGGCGCACAACAGTAGGCAGCATACGAGCAAAGCTTGCAAAGCATAACGAAGGTGCGCTGTCCTACGTCATACGTGTTGATGGTCACGTGTTGCTATTAGATCACACTGGTCAAACAATTATAGACACTGACGCAAGAGAGCGTGACAAGAGAAAGATAATCAATATCTATGGTGTATATCTGCCAAACGACATGCAGAAATTACTTAAGATTAAACAGGCAGGACATGCCGCACAAGAAAGGTTAAGCAAATGAACGTTAACAAATATTATTCGCAGCTAATCGGAGCAAAGATTGTAGGGTTTAACTTTATCAAAGACGAATATGGGTTTGACGATTGGCCTACGTTCACGCTACAGTTAGGTAATCAAAAGGTTAACTTTGTATTGTGCCGAGATGAAGAAGGTAACGGTGCAGGGTTTGGATCAATAGAGGAGACAACACAATGAACATGAGTAACAATCAGATTCGTGTGGAGCACAAAGGTCAAACTGTTTCTATCGTTCAGCATTGGTATCGTGACCGTGTGGCGACACAAGAGGTAGCAATACTTCCATATGACGATGCGAGAGGGATAGAGCATATCCTGCACTACAGCCATAACTTAGATAGTCTTATTGGTGTGTTGCAGATTATGAAAAGGCAGATCGAAGAGGAGACTAACAATGAATAAAGGTATCGTACTATCACTGTATGACTTCACAGGCGAGGCACTAAAGCCTTGGGCAGAGGCAGGTTATACTTGCTATGCCTTTGATATACAACATGATCCAGACACGCTAAGTATTACACACTATGATGGTGGTGGTATGATCCGCTATGTTCATACTGATCTACATAACATTGATGTGATTGCATCACTGCAAAGTACATTCACAGGCAGAGATGTAGTATTCGGCATGGCATTCCCTGTCTGTACTGATCTAGCTGTATCAGGTGCGGCACATTTCGAGCGTAAACGTAAGGCTGATCCAGAGTTTCAGATACGTGCTAGCAATCATGCACGGTGGTGTGCATCACTGTTCGAGGCACTGGACATTCCATACTTCATAGAGAACCCTGTGTCACGACTAGCCACACTATGGCGCAAGCCTAACTACTCGTTCCACCCATATGAGTATGGCGAGTACATCCCTGATGCAGAGGCAGAACATCCACGGTGGCCTGACTACATTGCACCCAAGGATAGGTACACCAAGAAGACATGCCTATGGACAGGTGGAGGCTTCACTATGCCACCCAAACGCCCGACACAAAAGCCTGACGGATACAGTCAGCAACACCTAAAGTTGGGCGGTAAATCCCAGCGCACGAAAGACATACGCAGTGCTACACCACGAGGGTTTGCACGAGCAGTATTCGAAGCTAATGTAAAGGAGGATGAGTTAGCATAAAAAAAGTTTTGACAGTAATGTAACAACCTGATAAGCAGGTGACACACACAGCCAGAAAGGAGACACATCATGGCTACTACTAAACAACACGACATTATCTTAAACCACCTACGCAAAGCAAAGCACCTTACGCTTAAGCAAGCTATGAACGAATACGATATACAGTCTTTCACAAAGCGTATCAGTGAACTACGCAAGCTAGGTTACAACATCCAAAGTGTTAAAGCTTTGCATCCTACAAAGAACCAAAGCTATACACGCTACGTGTTAGTCGATGAACATAATGCAGCATAAAGGTAAATACACAGGGTATGATGATGATGGTAAAGTTGTCATCATATCCCGCAACAAAAAGATAGTCATCAAGTACATGCAGAAGGAGACACAGCAATGACTTACAGAGTACAATTCTTTGACACCGATGGTAAACTTATCTGTTGGTACAACACAGGTAACAGAGCAGAAGCATACAACCTAGCAACTAAATCTAAAAAGTTTTATGTAGAAGTGGAGCGAGTCTATGCCTAAATACAATGTCGAACACCTAAAAAACATCCATCGTTATCACAACGAACTGCAACAACAGATTGATGATGCTGATTGGATGGGTGAGTATGATGATACATCACACCTACGTGCTGAACTAGAACATGTTAAGAAAGCTATGGACAATGGTGACGTTTATTATCCGATGTTTTGAGGAAGTACTGCGCTGGGGTATATCCCTTTATATCCTAGCACCTTTCTTGTATATCTTCTTAGTTTATATAGGAGCATTCGATTGACACATGAAGCAGACGACGATGATCCGCATGATGAATCCACGCACTGGATTGGGAAGATACATCAAGAGAGTAGCGACAGCGATAAGCGTGACAGTGAACGTGATACTAGGAGGAAGCAACAACCAAACGTTCAGCGCAAGAAACCACCAATGGAGAAAAGACGGTAAGCCTAACATAGTATTCTTGATTGACTTGTTCTTAGGTAAAGGTCATTGTCTAGAATGTTGGGTTTACTGGAAGACGAGGAGGAAATGGTAAGATGCGTATGCCAAACAGAAGAGCTAAGGTTGGAGAGCTAGTAAAGTTCTACCTTAACAGTTCACACTTTGCCAGACTATCAGGCACAACACAGAAGCAATACGAGACACACTTAGGTTACGTATTAGCTACACGTGTAGAAGGTAAACGCCTAGAGGACTACCAAGCTAGTTCACTTAAGGCTCGACACACTAATCAAGCATACCAGGCTTGGCTACAAGTTGGCATACGTACAGCAAACTATCGCAAGGCTGCGCTAAGTACAGCGTGGAAGCATTGCATGAGACTAGACATCATAGACAACGATCCTGTTCGACTCATTAAGACTGAATCAGATCAGCCACGCAAGGTTAAGTGGACACGTGATCAAGTCTATCAGTTCCTTGACACTGCATACTCTGACTTTAAGTGGCGCAGCATAGGTTTGATCGTGCATATGTCTTACGATCTAGCTCAACGTGTAGGTGATATGCGTGTCCTGACTTGGGATAAGGTAGACTTAGATGCCCAGCGCATAGACCTAACACAAAGTAAGCGTGGAGCAGACGTACACTTGCCTATCTCAGAGGCGCTGACAGGTATGCTACAGCAGCAGAAGGATGACTTTGGGTTCCAGACCTACGTAGCACCTAAGACAACGCCTGTAGCAGGAGCTTATGTGCCTTACCCAGTAGATCAGATTGATGGTGCTATCAATGAAGTCAAGGATGCTGCAGGACTACCAAAGAATATTACTGCTATGGACTTACGCCGCACTGCTATCACTGAAATGGTAGAGGGTGGTGCTGACCTGGCTCACATCATGCAAGTCAGTGGACACCGTAGCCCTGACTCAGTTAAACCTTACATGGTAAACACGTACACTGGTGCTAAGACTGCACTAGCTAAGAGAGGTAAGACTTAATGCAGAACGTTAAGAAATACGTAGAAGGTCTTGATATAAAAGAAGGAATGCAGTACCGTGCTACCTGTCCTTGGTGTGGTGGTAAGAACACATTCACTGCTACCAAAGAGGATGGCACTGTGCTATACAACTGCTACAAACTTGACTGTCGCATCAAAGGTGCAACCAGTACAGGCATGACAGCAGAGGAGATCATGGGTAGGTTACGCCCACAACAGAAACAGAAAGAGGAACATGAATTGCTTACGTGGCCTGAACATGTTGTCACACCCAGCGCAGAGCATACACTACACACTAAGTTTGTCAGGCGCTGGGACTTAGAGTATGAATACTTGATGTATGATGTCAAAGATCGACGCACTGTGTTCCCAATACGACATGAAGGTAGGCTCATTGATGCAGTTGGACGTGCGTTAGATGGAGCTATACCAAAGTGGTACAGATACAGTGGGGTAGCTGATGTATACAAACGTACTATAGGTAAGCCCAATGGTGTAGTTATTCTAGTAGAGGATGTCATTAGTGCAGTGTCAGCAGCTAAACTTGTGCCAGGTTTGACAGGTCTAGCTATCCTTGGTACATCACTTAATGTTACAATGATGAAACATTTAGAGGATTATTATAAGGTAATTGTAGCGTTAGACCCTGATGCTGCACACAAGACCTTGGCATACAAGCGAGAGATAGAGTCATGGACAGGGTTAGACACAAGAGCATTAAGACTTGACGATGACCTGAAGTATAAGGTAGAGTCTGATATAATGAAACTTAAGGAGTTAGTTTAATGGTATGGGTATTACTCTGGATACAAATGACTAACAGTCAAGGGGTAGAGTATTACCAAATAAATACATACCCTAAGAAAGAAGAATGTACTAAGGCATTGACTGAAGCAGAGGTAATGCTAAACCATCAAGGAGAAACAGTAGTTTGTTTGGAGGTAAAAGTTAAATGATAGAAGTAACTTACGTAGATCACATGGGTGATGACTTATCTGTAGTTAATGCTGCACGTGTTAGCTTTGGTAAGAAGTCAGACTATATGATGCGTGTACACAATGGTGAGGCTAAGGTACTGCAACACAAGGACAGTAAACTTATTCGTTATCTAGCTAAGCATAAACACAAGTCACCTTTTAATCATACGTTCACTACCTTCCATGTCAAAGCTCCAGTGTTTGTAGCACGTCAGTTAGTTAAGCACGAGTACATGCCTTGGAATGAGATCAGTAGACGTTACGTGGATAGTGAACCAGAGTTCTATGTGCCTGATGTATGGCGAGGCCGCAGTGCTGATAAGAAGCAAGGCAGTGAAGGTGAAGTAAAGAGTAATGCGAATGTTTTCTACTACAATACAAAAGCTCTAATGCTTTACAATCAACAACTAGACGAAGGAGTATCACCTGAACAAGCACGTATGCATTTACCACAGTCTATGATGACTGAGTGGTACTGGTCAGGTACACTATATGCTTTCGCTAAGATGTGTGGACTACGCCTAAAGGAAGACACCCAGGCTGAGACACGTATCGTAGCTGAGAAGATCGAAGACGTAATGATTAAACTATACCCTGTATCATGGGAAGCATTAAGGATGTATGAAGAATGACTGGAGTAATTGGAGTAGAACAAGTAGAGGAACACGAGGATGGCAGTGCTACCTATCAGTTCCACTTGGATGGCAACTGTGCTAAGTTGCTGCAAGAAGAAGGGCTGAAGCTAGTACTATACTGTGCAGCAGCCAAGCTAGACTTACAGATAGTGTATGACTTTATACAAGATCACATAAAGTATGAGACAGATGAGCTTACAGAGTATGAGTTTGGTACTGATGACACAAACAAGTGTGTAAGCTGTGGTAACCCAGCGCAAGATGACTTCTGTGGTTTCTGCTTGGAGGAAGAGTAATGTACACTGTAGAGTTTGAGCCTGACGCAGCTATCATCAAGTCATTAGATGAGTCGGATACGTGTGAAGACATAGAGATTATCATAGCTGATGATGGGATAGTATTCCTTCGCCAGTTCGTAGAAGATTTAAACAGACACGAGATAATATCAATTACATATCAGCAGCTACTAGATATTATGGCTGCACTTAAGTCACCTGAAGGAGCATTCTATGCAAGATTCCAACCCGCCCAAAACAGCAATAGTTGATACCCGTGTACCGCTTGGTTATGTCTACGTTGACCTATCTGTTGACGAAGTACTAGAAGCGTGTCGCATGTACATCAATAACAAAAAGTTTGACAATGTACTTGACGCTGTGTATGACGGTGGGCATATAGAAAGCTGGGACTACTGGTCACAAGGAGATGTGAAATGAAAGAGCTACAAGTAGAACTAAAAGAATGGGAAGCTAAGTTACAGCACCCGAAGCTAGAGGCTTATGAGCGTAAGTTGATCCAGTGTGAGATCGCATACTTACAGAAGGAAATACAGGATAGGCAGTACACGAAGAAGAAAGAGTACGCCTAACCACTGTCTTAGAGGAGACACAACATGATGGAACTAGCACTTATCCGTACACTTATGGACAAAGAGTTCTATGATAATCACAAGGGTATTCGTTGCCCTGATAAGATATTCACTAAAGATGTACGTAAGATCAAGCAGACGCTAGACTATGCTATGAATACGTATGAGAAAACTCTTAGCCCATCTGAACTAGAAGCTTTGTTCTATGCGGGTAACAACAGCATGACTACAGCTAACAAGGAAGCGTACCGTGACCTGTTCCAGAAGATTGCTAAAGAGAATCCACTTAACAATGAGATAGCTACTGATGTATTGTCTAAGTTGTTTCAGCAGGTAGTTGGTGAAGAGATAGCTAACCTTGGCTTCGAGTATGTTAATGGTACAAAGGATACACTAGAGCCACTACGTAATCTAATTCGTGACTATCAAGATGACTTCATGCCTAACCTAAAGATAGAGTGGGATGACATGGACATTGATACACTACTAGAAGCTAACGATGTACAGTCACAATGGAAGTGGAACATACCATCCCTACGCCGTAAGGTAGAAGGTATCAGTGGTGGTCACTTAGTTGTTGTAGGTGCACGTCCTAACACAGGCAAGACTAGCTTCCACGCTAGCACTATTGCTGCACCAGATGGCTTTGCCCACCAGGGTGCTAAGTGTATGATCCTCTGTAATGAGGAAAGCTATGAGCGTGTAGGTGCACGTTACCTTAGTGCTGCTACCAGTATGAGCATGGAAGAAGTTAAGGCTAACATGGCTGTAGCTGCTATGCGTTATGAACCTGTACGTAAGAACATCTTTGTCAAGGATAGTACAGGCAAGGATATGTCATGGGTAGAGGCAGTAGTCAAAGCATACGAGCCTAACATCGTAGTGCTAGACATGGGTGACAAGTTTGCTAACAAGACAAGCGACAAGTCAGATGTGTATCTCAAGGAAGCAGCTATCCATGCACGTAACATTGCTAAGCAATACGGTTGCGCTATCATATGGATGTCACAACTATCTGCTGTAGCTGAAGGTATGGTACGTGTAGATCAGTCAATGCTAGAAGGATCAAAGACAGGCAAGGCAGCAGAGGCTGACCTGATGGTACTGATCAGTAAGAACAAAGTAGTTGAGGGGCAGGATGACGAAGAGAGTAACCAACGTCACCTCAACATTGCTAAGAACAAACTCAAGGGTGGATGGCACGGTGTAGTGCACTGTGAGTTAGACGGTGAACGGAGTCAGTACCTTGCGTAATGTATTAGATGTAGAGAACACAACAACTAAACGTGATGGCAAGACTATCATGGACCCATTCGAGCTAGGCAATACATTGACACAGGTAGGTGTGCTTGATGTAGATAACTGGAAGAATGAGAACATCATTACGCTTGACCATGTAGAGTACAAGGATACAAGTGGTAACGGTAGAGTTGTGCTTCAGTCTATCCTCGACATGACTACTCTACTGATCATGCACAATGCACAGCATGACTTGATGTGGCTATGGGAATGTGGCTACAAGTATGACGGTCCTATCTATGACACGATGCTGGCAGAGTACCTGCTTGTACGTGGACAGAAGATACCTGTAGGGTTAGAGGCTTGTGCTGAACGCAGACAGCTAGACTTCCAGAAGGATGACACGCTTAAGCGTTACTTTAAGGAAGGATACAACACAAATGAAATACCTCTCAACGAGCTTAGCTTTTATCTTAGGCATGATCTGCTCACAACTCGTGAGTTGTTCCTCGCTCAAGAACACGACTATGCCCAACCAGAATCCGCTTCCCTTCTTCGAGTCAGAGAAGTCACCTTCGACACCTGTAAAACCCTCACAAGAATGTACATGTCAGGATTCCGTGTGGATCACAACGCCCTTGAGGTAGTACGTAAGGAGTTTCAGAATGAGAAAGCAGAAATCGAAGACCGTCTTCAGCGCCAAGTCAGGGAACTTATGGGCGACACACCGATCAATCTTAACTCGCCTGAGCAAATGTCCCAAGTTGTGTTCTCAGTTGCGGTCAATAACAAAAAAGAATGGGCAGCGCTCTTCGACTATGTGGAAACGCAGGAAGAGTTTAAGGCTGCAGTTGAGGCAAACACGACTACGATCCTCCGTACCAAAGCTTTCACCTGCCCGACATGCAACGGGAAAGGTAAAACGTACAAAGTAAAAAAGGATGGCACACTCTTTAAGAAGCCTAACAACTGTAAGGATTGTGATGCCCGTGGTTATCAACTAAAGAAGATTAAGAAGCAAGCAGGGTTAGGCTTTGCTGCACCAAGTAAGAAGTGGGTATCAGCTAATGGATTTAGTACAAGCAAAGACAACCTCGACACGCTTATTGCGACTGCTAAGAACAACGGGATGGATAATGCTGTGGACTTTCTTACTGACGTTAAAAGGCTATCTGCTATTTCTAGTTACCTTAGTAGCTTTGTTGATGGTATCGACATTTATAGAAAGCCAACCACAGGGATGCTACACGTGGGACTCACTCAGCACATCACAAGTACAGGTAGATTCTCTGGACGCAATCCCAACATGCAAAACATGCCAAGAGGTGGAACCTTCCCAGTGAAGCGTGTATTTGTATCAAGATGGAACACGGGTAAAATAATGGAGGCCGACTTTGCCCAACTCGAATTTAGGACAGCAGCGTTCTTGGCGCAAGATGAAACAGCGATGCAAGAAATTGCAACAGGATTCGATGTACATTCGTACACAGCAAAAGTTATTACTGAAGCTGGCGAACCTACATCACGCCAGGAAGCCAAGGCCCACACCTTTGCCCCACTCTTCGGCGCTACTGGATACGGTAGAAGCAAAGCTGTAGCTGCATACTACGAACACTTCACAGAGAAGTATGAGGGTGTGGCTAAGTGGCACAAGAAGCTAGCTGATGAAGCAATGCGGTTCATGAAGATCACTAACGTGAGTGGCAGACAGTACGCTTTCCCTGATGTGACAAGACGTAGCAACGGTAGCGTGACACACTTCACGATGATCAAGAACTATCCTGTGCAAGGGTTTGCTACAGGTGATGTTGTACCTGTTGTATTGTGTGAAATAGAACGTAGGCTATGGGATATGCAGTCATGCTTAGTTAATTCTGTGCACGATTCTGTAGTGATTGACGTACATCCAAACGAGACAGATAAAGTAATACAAACTATTAAGGATATGAACGAAGACCTAAACTCTTTAGTCGAAAAGGCTTACGGTGTTACCATGAATGTGCCTCTGTTATTAGAAGCAAAGATAGGTGATAATTGGCTTGACATGGCTGACGTTTAGAGTATAACTAAGCATCTTTAACTTTTATGAAAGGTAAGTAAATGAGTACAGAACTATCAATCGCAAACGATCTTGGTATGTCTTTGGCTGAAGCCATTGGTGTAACATCATCAGGTGGTGAGACAAAGAGTGTGTCTATGCCACGGGTTAACTTGATCCACAATGGCATCATGGGTAACATCGAAGTCAATGGCAAGTCAGTCAAGACTGAGGTAGTACCTACAGGTGCATACAAGATCACACGTGGTGAGGATAACGTAGTGTATAGCGTTAATCCTAGCATCCGTATCTTTGCTGTACGTCAACAGTGGAGTAAGTGGGACTCTAGTGCAGAGGTCATGATGAAAACGGTCATGAGTACTGACCTAAAAGGTGACCTGAAGGATAACATGGGTGGCTTTAACTTGGGTAGGCCAACAGGTTACATCGAAGATTGGGAATCAGTTCCTGAGAAAACAAAGAACCTGATCCGTAGCATCAAGCGTAAGAAGATTGTCTTTGGTATGCTGACTGCTAACGATTGCATTGACGAAGCAGGTAACCCTGTAGATGCTATCACTGATCCTATCCCGTTTGTCTATGAGGTTCCACCATCAAGCACTAAGTCACTAGACGGTGCGCTGGGTTCACTGACACGTAAGAATATCTTACCTATCCAGTACACCTTTAACTTAGCAGCAACAGAAGCTAAGATGCCTAATGGTAACGACTACGCTATCATGAAGCTTAACGCAGGTGACAAGGTAGACATCACTCCTGAAGATCAAGACTTGCTGAAGAACTTTATGGAGTACATCGAGTATCAGAACTCTTACATCTTGCAGCAGTGGGATGAAAAGAATCAAGAGTCTATCTCTGATGAAGATGCTGATATTGTAGCAGAGTTTGTCCAAGTAGAAGAGGCAGACTAATGAACCATCCTGCTGAACTAGCTGTCTACGACTATCTAGCACGTGCTACTAAGGGCGAGACAGACATGGCTGAAAGCATCCGTAAGCAAGTAGCTGCGGATGTTGAGGCTGCACTAGAGAAACAGTTCAGCAGCGGTCCACGTGATAAGTTTAAACTACGGATGTCCAACATTGGGCGTCCGACTTGTCAGTTGTGGTTTGAGAAGAATGAACCTGAAGATAAAGCACCTCTACCTCCACACTTCCTGATGAACATGATCATTGGTGATATTGTAGAGGCTGTGTTTAAAGGGCTTCTTCGTGCTGCTGATGTTGACTTTAAGGACAACGATAATGTTACGCTTAAGCTTAGTGATGGCACTGAGATCAATGGCGAGTACGACATGGTTATGGATGGCAAAGTAGATGACGTTAAGTCTGCATCACCTTGGTCATACAATAACAAGTTCGCTAGCCTAGAAGCTCTTGCACAGGGTGATGGTTTTGGGTACATCCCACAGCTAGTCGGTTATGCTACGGCTGCAGGTCTTGGTGTAGGTGGCTGGTGGGTAGTCAACAAAGCTAATGGTGAGTTTAAGTATGTGGATGCATCAGGTGTAGACACTGGTGAAGTACTAGAGAACATCGAAGCTACGGTATCTCACATCAACGAAGACAAACCATTCGAGCGTTGCTATGAGGCTATCCCTGAGACTCACTATCGTAAGGCTACAGGTAACTTAAAGCTTGGCTCTGAGTGTGGCTTCTGTTCGTTTAAACATAAGTGCTGGCCTAACCTACAGACACTACCTGCTGTTAAGTCTAACGCACAGAATCCTCCTATGGTGGACTACGTGTTAGTACAGCCAGAGTATCTTGAGGCTGCAGTTGGCTAGACGCACACACCTGAAAAGCTATCGCAGTGGCCTTGAGAAAGAGGTTGCTGCGTGGCTCAAAGACAAACAAAAGAAAGTCAGATACGAAGAGCTAAAGGTAGAGTGGGAAGACCTGAAGTACCGCACATACACACCTGACTTCGTGCTTGACAACGGTATCATAATAGAAACTAAAGGCATCTTTGATTCAGCAGATAGACGCAAACACCGTGAGGTAAAGCGTCAACACCCTGAGTTAGATATACGCTTTGTGTTCAGCAATGCTAACGCTAAACTTTACAAAGGTGCTAAGTCTAGGTACTGTGATTGGTGTGACAAGTACGGCTTTCAGTGGGCGCACCGTGTGATACCAGAGGATTGGTTGAACGAAGACGGTGAAGAGATCAAAGTCAAACGAATAGAAGTTAAAACAAAAAGGAAAGTATAATGGGACATACATTACGGGACGATGAACTAGCTATCGTCATACGCCCTAACAACTATGAAGATGAATGGGATGGTGATTGCTCTATAGAGTTAGTTACATCTCAGGATAGCCCAGTACCTAACGTAGTTATGGCACACATCATGAATGTAGCTACTATGATGTCAGCATTCCTTGATGTAGCAGCAGAACATCCTGACGTGTATGACTTAGTAGAAGAGCATCGTAACTATCTTATGGGTATTGACGATGATGAAGAAGAAGAGCTAAAAGTTACACGTGAAGGTAATGTATACTCACTAAACACTTGGACTAAGACGAAGGGTAACGCATGAAGATAGAACCAACACTAACTATTACAGCGTCTTCTACATCACATGATATGGAAGTTTCATCTGTAGATAAACCTAGTCATTACACACAAATAAAAGCTTGGGTAGAAGGTGCGTGGCGTAAGATCGAAGCTATCAATATTATTAGAGCTTTATGCAAACGCTTACCAGGAGGTGAAGCTGCTTTATACTTTAATGTTATGAAGTATATGTGGAGATACCCAGACAAGAACGGCTTAGAAGATTTATTAAAAGCTGAGAAGTACCTAAAGTGGTTGATAGAAGAACACAAGGAAACACATAAATGATTAGCCAGGATGATATAGAAGCAATGAAACCACAGATGCCACACGAGAAAGTAGCAGACTTTATTGTAGCATTTAGTGGATCACTAGACCCACGTTTGTGGATGAAGCTTATTGATGAAGAACTAGCAGAGTTTAGGGCTGAGAAGTTTGGTACACACAATCACTTAAAAGAACTGTGTGATCTACTATATGTATCAACAGGGTTATCACTTACAGTGCCTGAACATATAGGAATGTTAATGCGTGATGCTGAACGAGAGAAGTCACTCAAGCAGCAAGGGCAGGTCAGCCGTGCACTAGAGGAAGGCTTGCAGTACTACGGTGAGGATGTATTCATGGAAGCATTCGCACGTGTGCATGACAGCAACATGTCTAAGCTAGACAGCAATGGCAATCCTATACTACGTGAAGATGGCAAGGTTATGAAAGGGCCAAACTATAAGAAGCCCGATCTTACTGATTTACTGGAAAAGGCGGCATGAAGTTTGACATTAGAATGACTATAGATATAGATGAAGAAGACAACATACTTCCTATATCAGAAGATATGTATGAGCAAACCGTGAAGGAACTTATACAGGATGTTGTATACGATATAGATGCAGAGATTAAACAGATAGAGGTGAAACAAAAATCATGAGCAACTACCTACCAACAGACTACCAATCATTTATTCACAAATCACGTTACGCTAAGTACTTTGACAACTACGGACGTGAGTCATGGGATGATACAGTAACACGATATAGCGCTAATGTGATCAAGGACATGGTAGATACAGAGACTAAGCATGAACTAGAACAAGCTATTGTAGGTCTAGAGATCATGCCATCCATGAGAGCTATGATGACTGCTGGCCCAGCGCTTGAGCGTGATAACACAGCAGGATATAACTGTTCATACTTACCCGTAGATGACCCTAAGAGCTTCGACGAAGCGATGTACATCCTCCTCTGCGGTACTGGAGTCGGCTTCTCTGTGGAACGTCAATACATATCTAAACTTCCCGAAGTGCCTGTCCTCTATGATAGTGACACTACCGTTGTCGTTAAAGATAGTAAGGAAGGGTGGGCTAAGGCTTTCCGTCAAGTGTTGGCACTCCTATGGGCTGGTGAGATTCCTAAGTGGGACGTATCTAAGGTACGCCCTGCAGGTGCTCGACTAAAGACATTCGGTGGACGTGCATCAGGCCCAGCGCCTTTAGTAGAACTGTTTAACTTTGCAGTTAACACATTTAAGAATGCACAAGGGCGTAAGCTATCAAGCATAGAATGTCATGACCTGATGTGTTTCATTGGGCAGATCGTTGTAGTAGGTGGTGTTCGTCGTTCAGCAATGATCAGTCTATCTAACCTAAGTGATGACCGTATGCGTCACGCTAAGTCAGGACAGTGGTGGGAAACTGCAGCACACCGTGCATTAGCTAATAACTCTGTGTCTTACACTGAGAAGCCTGACATCGAAACATTTATGCGGGAGTGGCTAGCTCTAGTAGAGAGTAAGTCAGGAGAGCGAGGAGTATTTAACCGTGAAGCATCTAAGAAACAAGCTGCTAAGTTTGGCAGACGTGATCCTAACCATGACTTCGGGACCAACCCATGTTCTGAGATCATATTGCGGCCTTATCAGTTCTGCAATCTTACGGAAGTTGTGGTACGTGCTACAGATAGTGTGGAAGATTTGGAACGAAAAGTCAAGTTGGCAACTATTCTGGGAACTATCCAATCCACCTACACTAAGTTCCCGTATCTGCGAAAGGTGTGGCGAGACAATACTGAGGCAGAACGACTGCTTGGAGTGTCGCTAACAGGTATCATGGATAACCCATTGATGACTTCTAAGAACAAAGGATTGGAGAAGACTCTTGAGCACTTACGAAATGTCGCAGTTGATACTAATGCTATTTGGGCTGAACGTCTTGGTATCCCTGTATCTGCTTCTATCACTTGCGTTAAACCATCTGGGACGGTATCACAACTTGTGGACTCTGCTAGTGGCATCCATGCTCGTCATAACCCTTATTACATTCGGACTGTACGGGGAGATAACAAAGACCCTCTTACACAGTTCATGATTGATCAGGGTATCCCTGCTGAGCCATGTGTGTTTAAGGGTGACACTACTACAGTGTTTAGCTTCCCACAGAAGTCACCTAACAAAGCTGTAACACGTAACGACATGACAGCTATCGAACAGCTAGAGACATGGCTTACGTATCAGCGACACTGGTGTGAGCACAAACCATCAGTGACTATCTCAGTTCGTGACCATGAATGGCTAGCTGTGGGTGCGTTTGTATATGAACACTTTGACGAGATGTCAGGCGTATCATTCCTACCACACAGTGATCATACTTATCAGCAAGCACCATACCAGGATTGCACGAAGCAAGAGTATGAAGAGCTACTTAAGCTAATGCCTGAACGTATAGATTGGTCTAAGCTTAACGAGTATGAGCAGGAAGATAACACAGTTGCTATGCAGACAATGGCTTGCTCTGGTGATAGCTGTGAGATCGTAGACCTAGTATGAACCAGTATGTTGTAGTAGGTAGAGCCGACTGTATGTACTGCAGCAAAGCGGTAGGGCTTATAAGAGACAACGGGGGAGTGGTAAGTTATTACTCCCTCAACGATTCCAAGTGGGTACTTGACTTATTTAAGAAAGCTGATATACGTACAGTACCGCAAGTTTGGACAATAGGTGGCGACTACATTGGTGGCTACCAAGAACTAGAGAAACATATAGAAGGAGATTAATATGTTAGCAGCAGCAATTACAGTATTTACAGCAGGGTTTCTAGCTGTAGGTGTAATTAACGAAGTAGTATTACCCGTAGGTGAATACACTATCGAAAAAGGCACTGAAGCTTATGTAGCAGGTAAAGAACTAATTATCGGCACAGAAGCAGACTAAGACTACAAGGCTCAGCGTTAAGGCGCTGGGCTTTTCTTTAACGTGGAGATACCATGCAGTTAGATTTCTTTAGAGAAGAACTACAAGAAGACGAACGTAAAGAGATACATGAACTACACTGCCGTAAGTGTGATCAGATGAAACCTTTAGATTGTTTCACACCTTCTGCTGTAATATACGAGACAGAACCTAGACCAGTAGCAAGCAGGTCAATATCAGGACATGGCAGGTGGTGTAAACAATGCTCTAGTGAGTACAGTAAAGGAAAAGCAATAGCTGTAAAACTAGCAGGACCAAGACCTACAGAACCTACTCCCTGTGAATGCTGTGGTACTATAACACCATCAGAGAAACTACACTTAGATCATGATCATATAACATATGCCTTTAGAGGATGGCTATGTCGTACATGTAATCTAGGTATAGGATCACTAGGTGATAACATAGAAGGACTAGAAAAAGCTATAGCATATCTAAGGAAATCGAATGAACGTACTTGAGCCACCAGTAAAACAAACACGTAGTCGCCGTAAGACTAACTATAAAGGTGCAGCTAACAAGAAAACATCAGGGCTTGTACCCAAGACAGATAAACAGAAAGAGTTTCTACACTATCTAAAGGAATACAATCAAGTCTTTGTATTGGGTCCAGCAGGTACAGGTAAGACTTACGTCACCGCTACCTACGCAGCAGACTTATACACTACCAAAGAGATCGACAAGATCGTTATTACACGCCCTCACGTAGCTGTAGGTAAGGACATTGGGTTCCTACCTGGTAGCTTAGAGGAGAAGGTCTACCCGTGGGCTTTACCTGTGCTTGACGTGTTAGAGAAACACTGGGGTAAGGGTACACTAGAGACAGCTATCAAGAACAACAATGTAGAGATGGCTCCTCTAGCTTTG